CAATGACACTAACTATGGAGCAGACAAATTACAATCTGCGGTGAATGCGAATACAGCTAAGACTGGTATTTCAACTTCTCAAGCAAATGCAATAACAGCAAATACAGCTAAGACTGGTATTTCAACATCTCAAGCATCTGCTATAACTGCTAACACAGCTAAAACTGGAATAACATCAACACAAGCAAGTCACATAACAGCCAACAATGCTAAAGTGGGTACTGAAACAGATTTATCTGTTACTGAAGGAATGAAATTGACAGCAACTGTTACAGAAAACAGAGGTAGCTATAAGTTAACGTTTAAAGTAGTTCATGGAAGAAATACTAGATATGCTCATATATCTATGACGTCCGAATAAGTTAGTCTTATATTTATATACACACGAACCAGAGAATAAAAATGGCAAACATACCAATATACACAGGCAAAGTATCATTCTTCCCAGGAGACACTCCTTTTGGAAAATACGATTATGATCACACATTCCAAGGTGATATAGAAAACACTACAAAGTGGTGTGCAAGCAAATTGGGATACCCTATAGTTGATATTGAACTACAAAATAGTCAAATATTTTCTTGCTTTGAGGAAGCTGTATCTGAGTATTCATCACAAGTAAACAGATTCAATATAAGAGAAAATCTATTGAATTTGAAAGGTGAGTCAACTGGATCAAACTTCACACACAAAAATATAATTCCTAATCAAGGAAACATGATAAAGATATCGAAGCAATATGGAACTGAAGCAGGAAGTGGTGGCGACATTGAGTGGAAGCAAGGATATATAACTACATCATCTGGATCGGACGGATGGAATCAAGTTTATGATTTAGATCTACAAGCAACATTCAGTCAGTCTGTAGCAGGAACAGATATAGAAATAAAAAGAATATTTCATCAAGCAACTCCTGCTATGGCAAGAAGACATGATCCAAGACTAGGAACCAACTCAGCATTGAATGGATTTGGTTGGGCTGGATCTATGGCAGGAACTTCTTATTTAGCATTACCATTGTATGATGATCTATTAAGAATACAACAAATAGAATTCAACGATACAATTAGAAGATCGATGCACTCATTTGAATTGGTTAACAACAAACTAAGACTTCATCCTATACCAACAAGTGAATATAAAATATATTTTCAATACATTGAAACAGCAGACAGATCAACTGGACTTTTAGAAGACAAAGTATCAGATTTTTCTAATGTTGGTTATCAAGACATGGAATACAAACACATAAACTCACCAGGAAGACAATGGATAAAAGCATACACATTAGCATTAGTTAAAGTTGTGCTTGGAGCAGTTAGAAGCAAGTTTGCAAGTATTCCAATTCCTGGATCAGAAGTATCTTTGGATGGAGACACACTCAGACAAGAAGGTGCTACTGAGCAAGAAGCATTGATATCATCTTTAAGAGAAGATCTAGAACAATCATCTAAAAGAAATATGATGGAAAGAGAAAACGAGATAACAACATTTCAAAGTGAGATGTTAAACAAGAACCCACTAAATATATACGTAGGATAACATATGCCATTATTCGGATCAGCAAGAGACATATCTTTATTCAGACATCTCAATAGAGAGCTAATAAACAATCTTATCGACACAACAGTTGATATACTGAAATCGTCTATTCTAGAAATGAATGAAAATCTATATGGTGAAGTTCTTGGAAAATCTTATTGGCAGTCAGTAAGAGTAGGAGCATTGATTGAAAAAGAATCGAAGCAGTTCGAACAAACTGAATATGGAACAGATGTTCAGCAGTCTTGTAATTTCAAATTCTTGAGAGATGATTTAGTTGACATTCCCAATCTAAAGTTGGAAGTGGGAGATGTTTTAAAATGGAACAATATATATTGGGAGATTGACACAGTTAATCAAGGAGACTACTACGCAGGTCAGAATCCAAATTATTCACATGCAGGAGATCAACACGGATGGAGTCAGACTATTGAGTGTGGAACACATATGACAAGAAGAAGAAAAATAGATAAGGATGTAAGCAAAGATCACGGATACGATAAGGGAATATACTAATGAATAGGCACGAGCAGTTAAGACAATTAAATGGAGACAAGAAGGCTAATATCGGATTGTATGATATAGATGAATCTATAAAGTACTATTTTGATAACACCATTATCCCAAGAATTGTTGATACTAAAGGCAAGCAGATGCAAATTCCAATTATGTATGGATCACCTGAAAGATGGAAGTCTGTACAGAAATCTTCTTTCTATAGAGATGGAAACGGAAAAGTTCAATTCCCATTAATAATGTATAGAAGAACTGGATTATCCAAATCAAGAGAAGCTGGAAACAAGGTTGATGCAAACAATCCGATTGTCGGTTATGTTGAAAACAAATACAGTAGAAACAATACGTACGATAAGTTTTCAAAAGCAATTGGTGTTCAGTACATAAAAAAGTATGACAAGATGGCTATTCCTGATTATGTTAAGATTAGTTATGAATGTATTGTATGGACAGACTTTCTAGCTGACATGAATAAGATTGTTGAAGCAATCAATTACGCAGAAGGAACATATTGGGGTAATCCAAACAAATTTCAGTTTGTATCTAAAGTAGATTCATTCTCGGGTACAGAGGAAGTGGAATTGGGACAAGATAGAATAATAAAGACTTCGTTCAATATAGAATTGGATGGATTCATAATAACAGATAATATACAAAAGCAAATAGTACAAGGAAGTACTATATCTTTCAGTCCAGCAAAAGTAAGTGTTGGGTTTGAAACAACCGCCGATATTGGCACAATTAAAAAGAGAGTTACGGGAGAGTAATAGTTATGGCAAAAGTAGAACCAATCAAATTCACAGAAGATGAATTAGGACAATTAAAATCATTAAGAACAAGGTATGCAGAAATCTCACACGAGTTGGGACAATTGCATTTGAATCAACACGCAATAAACAAAAGAAGAAATGAATTAGAGTCTAATGTAGACGGAATTCAAGACTCAGAAAGAATTCTTGCAGGTGATTTAAAGAAGAAATATGGGGAAGGTAGCATAGATATAGATACTGGAGTGTTTATACCTGCTAAATAAAACACTTTGGTTGTTTTGATTTATATTTATATATTGAAAACACGATTAATTTTATTGTAATTAGGAGAGAAATTAAATGGCTGAAAAAATAATAAGCCCAGGAGTATTTACTAGGGAGAATGACTTTTCATTCGTATCGCAAGGTGTCGCTGAGATAGGTGGTGCTTTAGTAGGACCAACAGTTAAAGGTCCAGTAGAAGTGCCGACAGTGGTAACATCTTATTCCGAATTTGAGAGCATCTTCGGAGGTTCTTTTGAAAGTGGAAGTACACAACATGAATACATAACTTCACTAGCAGCAGAAGAGTACTTGAGACACTCAAACACATTAACTATTGTTAGAGTATCTAATGGAACTTATACAGCAGCAACTGCCTCTGTATCTGGATCTGCAACTGCACAATCATTCAAGATCAAAACGATCGGTGAAGGTGTAGTAATGAATAGCGGTGATGCAGAAACAGCAGGAAACATTCTTACTGGTGGAACTTCTAACAATGTTAGATGGGAAACTTCAAGCAAGAACGCAACCAAAGGTACATTCACACTAACGGTTAGACGTGGTGATGATAGTGCAGCTAAAAAAGTAATTTTAGAACAATTCACAAATGTATCGCTTGATCCAAATTCTCAAAACTATGTTGGGAAAGTGATTGGAACTCAATATGCACAATACGACTCATCAGGGAAGTATGTAAAGTATTTAGGTTCTTATCCAAACAAATCAAAGTATATTTACATTGACGAAAGTTCAATTCAAGATACTGCAAATTGGTATGATGCTGATGGTGGTGTGAGAGTTGCAGCTGCAGCGAATAAATTACCAGCAGATGGATCAGGAAGTTTTGGTGCAGCAACTGGAGCACATCCAAATGGTGCACTAATGAATGAAAACATTGGATCAGTATCACAAGGTATCGCAGTAGGAGATTACACAGTAGCATTTGAGTTGTTATCTAATACAGATGAATATGATATCAACATGGTGATGGCACCTGGTATCAATGACACACAACACGGTGGAGCAACTGCTAAAATGATGGACATGGCTGAAACAAGAGGAGATTGTATAGCAATTGTTGATCCAGTTGGATTCGGTTCTACACCAACAACTGCAGCAGCAGTATCAGAAGCAGAAAACAATTCTTATGCAGCAATGTACTGGCCTTGGGTTCAGGTTAATTCTGCAAGAACTGGAAAGAATGTTTGGGTACCAGCATCAACTGTAATAGGTGGAGTGCTTGCATTCAACGATTCAGTATCAGCTGAATGGTATGCACCAGCAGGTTTAAACAGAGGTGGAATTGCTTCAGCTATCAGAGCAGAAAGAAAACTATCTCGTGCAGACAGAGACATTATGTATGAAGCAAGATTGAATCCATTAGCAACATTCCCTGGTGAAGGTGTAGTTGTATGGGGACAAAAAACTCTACAAAAAAGAACTACTGCTTTAGACAGAGTAAACGTAAGAAGATTATTAATTAACCTCAAGAAATTTATTGCATCGACATCTAAGTATTTAGTGTTCGAAAATAATACTGACGCTACAAGACAAAGATTCTTAGCTGCTGTTAATCCTTACATGGAATCAGTACAACAGAATAATGGTCTTTATGCTTTCAAAGTAATTATGGACGATACTAATAATACTCCAGACGTAATCGACAGAAACATCATGAAAGGTGATATTTATATCCAGCCAGCTAAAGCAGCTGAGTTCATTGTTGTTGACTTCAACATTATGCCAACTGGTGCAACTTTCGGTGAATAAGAATAAGTAAAGAAGAGAAAAAAAATGGCGAATTTAATAGATCCAAACGAATTAATGTTCAAGAAGTTTCAACCAAAGACACAAAATAGGTTTATTTTGACTGTGGCTGGTATTCCTTCTTTTATGATTAAGAAAGCAGCAAGACCAAATATCAAAATCAACCCAATAACTTTGGACCACATGAATACACAAAGAAAGATTCAAGGTAAAGCAGTTTGGGAGGCAATTAACATTACTTTGTATGATCCGATCGTACCTTCAGCAGCACAAGCTACTATGGAGTGGATTAGATTAGGATATGAGTCTGTTACTGGTAGAGCTGGATATGCTGATTTATATAAGAAAGATGTTACTATTCAAATCTTAGGCCCTATCGGTGATAAGGTTGAGGAGTGGGAACTTAAAGGTGCATTCCCAACTGGTATCACGGGAGGTGATCTTGACTGGTCTTCTGATGCAATCATGGAAATGTCTATCGACTTAGAATACGATTACGCAATATTACACTACTAATATTGTAATAAACACTATAAAGGTCCTTTCATTATCAATATGGAAGGATCTTTTTTTGTTTGCATATATTTATATCATATAGAAATAGTTTTAAGAATACAAAAAGGAGAGTTATAATATGTCAGAAAAATTGACCGACAACGAATTAAAAGCAAAACTTATAAAACAATCGGAAATCAAAGAGGTTGTGGAAAACAAATTCCCAACTGAAATAATTGATCTTCCATCCAAGGGATTATTGTATCCTAAGAACAATCCATTATCATCAGGTAAAGTTGAAATGAAATACATGACTGCTAAGGAAGAAGATATTTTAGCATCTCAGAACCTTATACAAAAAGGTGTAGTATTAGACAAACTATTTCAAGCACTAATTGTATCTAATGGAGAAGGTGAAGCTATCAATTATGGTGACATTCTAACTGGTGACAAAGATGCAGTAATGGTAGCTGCAAGAGTATTGGGTTACGGTAAAGACTATGGAGTTAAAATTGAAGACCCATTTGATTCAGACAATACACAAGAAGTTAAGGTTGATCTTACTGAGATTGAAAACAAAGAGATTGACG